ATGATCCAGGAGCTGATCGAGCGCATCAAGGCCACTGTGCCGGCCATCAAGTTTGTCGGCTCGGCGGCTGATTTTCAAGCTGCAGCGGAAAATAGCCCGGCAGTGACACCGGCATGTTTCGTCTTTTCCCTGGGAGAAAACCCGGCTCCCAATGCCCTGGGCGACATCCTTCTGCAGCATGTTCAGGCGGCCGTGGGCGTTGTCCTGGTAGTGCGCAACCTGACCGATGCCAAGGGCGTCGCAGCGGGGATCGACATGGAAGCGCTGCGGAAACTGGTCAAGGCGCAGCTCTTCGGCTGGGCGGCTTCGAGCGACCTCGCGCCATTTGAGCGCGGCGCCAGCGATCTCCTTGCATGGCGTGCTGGCCACCTCTGGTGGCAGGACATTTATTTAACGTCGTATTACGACAGGAGTGAGCTTTGAAAAACGATCAAGCCAAAGTCGGAAATCCGCCTGCCGACTTCAAAAGTTGCCCCGCCTGGGGACAGGGTGGCCAGTATGTATTTGACCCGGTGACTAAAACCCGCACGGCGGGCGGTGTGACGGCGAGCAGTGCCACACCGGAAGTAATCCCTGAACCCGTTGAAGGCCAAGCCATGATCGAGACGGCCGCCAGTTCAACATCGAAAGGAAAGTAATGGCCAATATCGTACTCAAGCCGCGCAAGTGGCAAAACAAGGGGCTGCTGTTCAAGCCCGAAGTGACCTACGGTCTGGATGCGACGCCAACCGGCGCCGCGAATTGGATCGAAGCGCGCAATGTCCAGCTGGTGCCGATGGAAACGGAAAAAGTCGAACGCAACATCGACCTGCCGTACATGGGGTCGAGCGGCAGCATTGTCACAGGTCAGTGGGCAAAGTTGTCGTTCGATGTCGCTGTTGCGCCCTCCGGCACTGCCGGCGTTGCGCCAAAAATTGGTCCGTTGTTGCGTGCTTGCGGTTGGGCCGAAACGATCACGGTCGGTACCTCCACCGTCTACAACCTGATCAGCAATGAGTTTGAAAGCGCGACCGGCTACATGAACATCGACGGCGTGCTGCATGCCCTGGTCGGCGTACGCGGCGAAAGCAAGTGCAAAATGGCCGCAAAAGGCCTCGGCATGTTCAGCTTCAGCTTTGACGGCATTTTTGTCACCCCGGTTGCGGGTCTCATGCCGGTGGTATCGCGTGATGGCTGGACCATTGAAGAAGGTATCAACAGCAAGAATACGGGCGCCGTCAGCATTGATGGCGTTGACCTGGCGTTCTCGACCTTTGACTGGGGACAGGGCAATAAAATCGCCCGGATCAACCTGCCCGGCCCGCAGCTGGAAGTGTCCATTGACGGCCGCGCGCCACAGGCATCCATCACGGTACTGGCGCCGGGACTCGACGTATTCAATCCATTTACTCTGGTTGGCCAACAGAAGGTGGTCAAGTTCAAAAATGTACACGGCGGCGCCGTCGGTAAGAAATTCCAAACCGAAATGCAAGTACGTATCGCCAACGCTGAATACGACAAGATCGAAGAAATGGTCGCCTACAAGCTGACCCTGGAGCCGGTTCCCGTCGACGGCAACGACGAAATTGTTTTGACGTTCCTGTAACACGCTTTCAGGGCGTCACCTGGCGCCCCTGAATTTCCTTGTCCTTCCCCAATAGAAAGAAAATTATGTTCGTTATTGCCCAAGCCGCCACCTACACCGTTCCCGTCAAAGTCTTCATTCCATCGAACAAAGGCAAAGCCACGGCACATACCTTTACGGCAGAGTTTCGCCGCCTGCCGATGAGCGAGATCGAGGAGATGAACGCGAAGCTGAAAGAAAAAACCCTGACGGACACCCAGCTGCTGCAGGACGTCATGGTTGGTTGGGGCGACGACGTCCAGGACGCTGACGGCAATCCGCTTCCGTTCAACGAGCGCAACTTTGAAGCCTTGCTCGACGTCTTTCCAACGCGCGGCACCTTGGTGCAGGCATTCATGGAATCCCTCAATACCGCTGCAGCAAAAAACTAGCGGGCGCTGCCGCCTTTTGGGTGGGCGGCAGCAATTCCAGTGGCGCAGGCGAAGTTGTCGACGATATGCGTTTTTTTGGCATGGAAGAAGAGGCCGACGACTTTGCGAAGCGCCCACCACCCACGTATGCGGTTTGGCCAGAAAACATTGAGGTGGTCAATCTCTTCTGCTCCGTCGCTACGCAATGGGACTTTGTACTGGAGATGGGGACGGTGCTACATCGAGGACTCAATTACAGCAAGGTTAAAAGCGCACTGGAACTAATGGGCATTAAAAGGAAGCGCTGGCCCGCATTGTTTCATGGGCTGCAAGTGATGGAGCAAGCCGCGTTGACGGTGTATCGAGAAAGGGAGTCGTAGTGGTTAAAGAAGTCCAACTGGGAATTCGCATCAAGGTTGATGCCCCGACCGCTGTACCTGACATCGAGCGCATCGAGAACGCCGGTACCAAGATGGCCCGCGAGCTGGGCAAGGCCGGTAAAGCCATGGCCACCGAGTTGGACGGTGGCACCGCCGCAGTAACAAAAAATGCCTCCGCCACTGCCGTCCTGGTAGAAACCGAAGCGGCGGCCACTGCCCGCATTCGGGAGATGGTCGCCGCTTCCATTCAAAAAAACAGCTCAGTCTCGGACTCTGCCCGCAGCATGGATGCAGCTGCAGCTAGCACGCGCCGGGCCACTGAGGAAAACGCCTCCCTGGCGCGCTCCTTGGAGCGCATCACCGCACAAGCTGCGCGGCCGGTCGCTACAGGGCCAGTTGGCACCTCATCCGAGGAGGCCACAAAATATGTGGCATCGCTGCAGCGTCAATATGACATGCTGGGCAAAAATTCCTCTGAACTGGCCCAATACGAGGCCCGCATGCTCGGCGGCACCAAGGCCACGCAGCAGCAAGCTGCAGCCTTGGCGGCAAACACCAGTGCGCTGCAGGCGCGTATCGCGGCCGAGCAGCGCACAGGCCAGGCCGCCGACGCTTTTATCGCCAGGCTGAAAGAACAGAATGCCACCCTGGGTATGAATCGCACGCAGTTACTGACCTACCAGGCTGCCCAGCTGGGCGTCAGCAACGAAGCCGCGCCAATGATTGCACGCCTGAGGGAAGCCAGTGAGGCGGCCAAAGGGCATGGTGCATCAATCGATGGTGCGACTAAAGCAACGCATAAATTCGGATTCCAGACTGCCCAGTCGAAGAAGGAATTGGTGGTATTGGCCCATGAGTTAAGCCAGGGCCGCTATAACGCCTTCGGTGGCTCGATCATGGTGCTCGCCGAACAGACCGGAGCAGCCAGCTTTCTGTTCAGTGCTGCGGGTCTGTCGATCCTGGCAGTGGTCGCTGCCATTGCGGTGCTGGCCACGGCCGTCGTCAAGGGCACCATGGAGGTGCGCACGCTCAATCATGACCTGCTTGTGACCGGCAATTATGCCGGCGTCAGTGCTGGCGGCATCTTAAATTTGTCCGCATCGATCAGCGAGATCACGCATAACGCAGGCAAGGCCACCGACATCCTGACAGGACTGACCGCATCCGGCCGTTTCACGGGCGATGCATTTGTATTGACCGGCGAAGCGGCAGCCTATATGGCCAAGCTGACGGGGGACTCGGCAAAGTCAGTCGTTAAAGAGTTTGAGCGCATGGACCAGGGCGTCGAGAAATTCGCCTTCGAGTTCGATAAGAAATATCACATGATCGGCACGGCGATCCTGGAAAACATCAGCATGCTGGAAAAATCCCAGCAGAAGCAAGAAGCTGAAAGCTTGGCTGCCGGCACCATTGCGGAAGTCGCTAGGGAACGCTTGGTCACTATGCGTGCGCATTTGAGCGATGGACAAAAGGCGTGGGCCGATCTGGGCGACTCTGCCTTGGCTGCTTGGGACAAAATGAAGAAAGCCGGTGCGATTGCCGTGGCATCAGCACCAATTGAGGCTGAACTCGCCTGGCGCAAGAGCTGGAAGGCAGGCGATACGACGACCGCGACGTTTGTAGGGGCGTTTCGTGATGCGTTTACTGGTGACAATAACGACGCAGAAATTGCAAAGCTGGAAGCGAAGCTGGTCCAGCTCAAAAAACAGGACGAGGTGCAAACTGCGCTCGCTGCCATTCAGGAAAAAGGTGAAGCTGCGCTGTTGGCAATTGAAACCGAAACCAAGAAATACGAGAAAGGCGAAAAGAAAGCGCGTGAGTTCATGCGCATCAAGAAACAGTTTCTTGATCTGCTGGCGGCCAACCCAGATAGTAAATGGCTCAAGGGTGTCACTGTCAACGCTGACAAAACCCAGGTCAGTGGCGGCGCCTATGACGAGCTGATCGCTTCGATTGAGCAGCGTTATAAGCCCAAGACACAAGCTGGATCAGACCCGAGAAAGACAGAGCTAGACGGAGAAATCAAAGCGGCACAGGCCACGACTGCCGTGGAGAAGGAGAAATACGAGCAGCTCAATCGCCTGGCATCGATGTACCACGCAGCTGGGCAACTGTCCGACGAGGCGTTCTATACCGCCAAACGGGCCAATACGCTCGCTATCGGCACGGCGGAAATTAACGGGTACGGCAACCAACTCGATGCCCTGCAGGCTTTCCATGGAAAAACTGCCGTGGAGCGTCAGGACAATGCCAATAAGATCGAGGCAAACGAGGCGGCAATGATTGCGGCGGCACAGCGCAATGCCGATCAAATCGAGGTCATCGACGAACAAGAGCGCCTGCGCAAGATTGGTGTGGAGACGGCATCGGATGCTGCAAAAAACAAATATCTGTCCGACCTGGACGAAGAAGCCAGGAAGCTGGAGGAGTCGAACCGTGCCCGCGAAACCTCACGTGCGGCGGTGGAGCGCGAAGCCGTAGCCCAACTCGACCTGGCCATTGCCTATCAGATGCAATTTATGGCTAACCAGGCGTCGTCTGGCGCCACGGCCGAGGAAATCGCGCAGGCGCCCGCCATTCTCAAATTTCTGGAAGATCAGCGTGCGGCACGTCAGCGCCTGGCGCAAGGATTTGAACAGCAAGAGACTGACAAATACACCACCAAGCTCGCCAACCAGGCGATCAAAGATTGGGAGCGTGCGGGCAACAGCATTGCTGACAGCTTATCGACTGCCTTTGGTACTGGCGGCAAGGCCATTGGGCAAATGTTCAAGGCTTACAGCGAGGGTACGGCCGGGCAGCTTCGCGCCCAGCAGCAACTCGCCGAAGCAAGGAAGAAGAGCGATGGCAATCCCGACAAAATTCGGGAAATCAACCAGGCGCAGATGGCCGGCGCCACGGCGCAGATCAAGTCCTACGGTGACATGGCTGGCGCGGCCCAAGGTTTCTTTGCGGAAGGCTCCAAAGGGTATGAAGCAATGGGGGCTGCAGCCAAGGTCATGCACGCTGCCGAGGTGGCATTAACACTGGTAAAAGGGGTGAATGCAGTATTGACCCAGGGCGAAGGCGATCCCTACACGGCTTTCGGCCGCATGGCAGCCATGGCCGCAGTTGTTGCGGCTCTCGGTGTAGCAATTGGCGGAGTGAGCGGTTCTGACGCGACTGCCAAAAATCGCCAGATGGCCAATGGCACCGGTACGGTGCTGGGCGACTCGTCCGCGAAATCGGAATCGATTGCCCATTCGCTGGCCATCATGGAAAAGAATTCCGGGCTTGGACTGGCGCATACCATTTCGATGGACTCGTCGCTGAGGCAGATGGTGTCAGGCATCGGCAACCTGACCGGACTGCTGGCGCGCTCCGGTGTGACGGCTGCTGGCGGCGGTGCTGCAGCTGGCGTACAAACCGGGACTACAACGCTTGGCGGAGGAGTAGGTAAAGCTGCTTTCGCAGGCCTCGGTGCCTATGGTGGCGCGTTGGCAGGCGGCGCAGTAGGCAGCGTCCTGACGATGGGTGTTATCGGATCGGCCCCGACCCTGTTAGGCGCTATAGGAGGCCCTATCGGCATGGCCGTAGGTGCCGTGCTGGGTTCGCTGCTTGGTGGCGTCGTATCAAAGTTATTCGGTACATCGACCTCGATCAAGGATCAGGGAATTACCGGCAAGGCCATGTCATTGGGCAATGTTGACGCTGTGGGCTTCACTGCCCAGGCTTATGCCGATGTCAACACGAAGAAAAAAGCGTTCGGCATCAGCTACAGCAGTAAGGACAGTACCCAGACTGCCGCGCTGTCGAACGAAATGAACCAGCAGTTCAGCATGATCATCACCAGCATGGGGCAGACCGTCCGCAGCGCAGCCGATGCGCTGGGCCTTGGTGGCGATGAGTTCAATGCAAAATTGAATTCGTTCGTGGTTGACCTGGGCAAGATCAGCTTGAAGGATTTGACCGGCGAGGAGCAGCAGAAAGCGCTGGAAACCGCTTTCTCAAAAATGGGTGACGACATGGCCCGCTGGGGCGTGGCAGGCCTGCAGCAATATCAAGCGGTAGGCGAGGGCTACCTGGAAACGTTGGCGCGCGTTGCAAATGACTACATGCAGGTGACGGACGTGCTGGCGGTGCTGGGCAAGTCGTTCAGCACGACCGGCCTGGGCGCAGTAGCGCTGAGCGAGCACCTGATCGAAGTGTCTGGCGGTATCGAAAAGCTGACCAGCGGCACCGGTTTCTTTGTGCAGAATTTCCTGTCGGAAGCCGAACGCATGGCGCCAATCACCAAATCGGTGCATGAAGCCATGGCCAAGCTGGGCCTGGCTGGCGTGACGACGACGGATGCCTTCAAGGCTGCCGTGCTATCGGCCGCCGACGGCGTGGCGGTAGGTCGTGCGGGGGCAGCCGAGTTATACGCATCCTTGCTGGCTTTGGCTGAGCCGTTCAAGACTGCGGCCGACTATGCGGCTGAGCTGGCAGCGGCCACTGGCGAATACGCAGCGGTGGTCAAGACGGCCAGCGAAATCGCCACTGAACACCGCGACCTGCAGCAACAGCTGAACGAGTTGACGAAAAGCGAGACGGAGTTGCTCGCTCTTCAGCGTGCTGGCATTGCCGATGTCAACAAGGCACTGTTCGACCAGGTGCAGGCTGCCAAGGCGGTAGTTTCGGCCAAGGATGCGTTGGCCAAGGCCTATGACACCGAGGCGGCTGCGGCCAAGACGGCGCTGGATAAATCGAAGTCATGGGTGACTACCCTCAACGGCTTGAACGCCAGCACGGCTTTGGGCAACCAGTCCATCCTGACGCCGGAACAGAAATATGCCGAGGCGCGCGCGCAGTTCGAAAAAACCCTGGCGGCGGCGAATGCCGGCGACACGACGGCGCAATCCGGCCTGTCGGCCGCCGAGCAAGCCTTCCTGACGGCTTCGCAGGTGGTCAACGCCTCGGATGCCAAGTACGCGGCAGATTACGCCCGCGTAATGGCGGCCAACAACGAGGCGCTGAAATGGGCGTCGGCGCAGGTCAACGTTCAGCAGGCCAGCCTGGATGCCCTCAACGCCCAGGTGTCGGGCCTGATCACCGTCAACGACAGCGTGCTGACGGTAGCACAAGCCATCGTCAACCTGCAGGCGGCGATGGGTGTATCGAATGGGCTGGGTGTGAAGTTTACCAATGCGCCAGCGATTGCTGCCCCGGCCGCTTTGTCCAACGTCCCGGCCCCCGTCGTTTTTGACGCCATGCGCTATTCGGCAGGCTCAAATGTTGGTTCCGATGCATTGGTCGCTGAGATCCGTGCTTTGAACGCCAAGTACGATGCCCAAACACTTGAGATGAAGGGCGTGCGCGCCGACCTGGCCAAGCAAACCGGCGCCACTATCCAGGCGACCGTCGAATCGAACGACAAAGCGGCCAAGACGGTCGTGGCTGGTGTCGACAAATCCGCCAAGGCATCCATCTGGGCACAACAAGTGGGGTACTCCCGATGAATGATGCGCAATTTTTGGCGTGGCTGCAAAACGCGTCCGCTCCCCGCATGGTGCTGATCGAGGCGCAAGTAAATGTGGCGGGCGTCGAAGTGACACGGTTTATCTCTTCCTGGCCGTATGTCACCGGCCCGGCCGACATCCCGCCCAACGTCGAATACCTGCCGCTAGCCACAGGCGGGCTGGCCTTCACCGAGCAGGTCAGCCTGACCGGCGAGGCTGGACTGTCGGGCGGGGATATTGAGCTCGATAACGGCGATGGCGCGCTCGATGGCTGGCTCGCCGACGTCTGGCGCAATCGTCCCATCAAGGCCTGGTGCGGCGATCCGGCCTGGCCGCGCAGCGACTTTCACCTGGTCTTTGACGGCATCGTCGCCGATATCGGCAGTTCCGCGCGCGAATCGATCAACCTGTCGCTGCGTGACAAGCTGCAGCGCCTGGATACCCCCATCACCGAGGCCAAGCTGGGCGGCACGACGCCGAACAAGGATGCGACCTTGCCGGTGCCGTTCGGCGAATGCCACAACGTCACGCCACTGCTGACTGATCCGGTCACCCTGGAATATGGCTTTCTCGGCGCGGTGGAATCGAGTTTCGAGGTGCGCACCAACGGCAAGCCGATTGCCGTGGCCTTGAACGACCAGGCCGGGCGCTTCAATCTGACTACGCCACCATACTCGGCGGCGATCACGGTGAGCGTGCAGGGCGACAACGGCGGCGGCTATGCGCCACGCATCGCCCCGCTGGTGCAGCGCATTGCCACCGCCTATGGCAAGGCATCGGACCGTTTCACCCTGGCCGACCTGGACCTGGCGAACCTGGCCGCCTTCGACGCCGCCCACCCGCAGCTGGTGGGCCTGTACGTCGCGGACCGGACAAACCAGGCGCAGGCCATCCAGCAGCTGGCGGCCAGCGTGGGCGCCCAGGCGGTCATGTCGCGCACCGGCCAGCTGCGCCTGGTGCAGATCGCGCTGCCTGCCGCCGGCGTGCCGGTGGAGATCGGCCCGGACCACATGCTGCACGATTCCCTGCGTCCGGTGCAGCGCCTGCCGGTGGTGGCGGCCGTCAAGATCGGCTTCGACCGTAACTGGACGGTGCAGGCCAGCCTGACGACCAGCATCCCGGCCGCGCACGCCGACCTGTATGCCACGGAATGGCTGACCGAAACGGCGGTCGACGAGGCGGTGCGCGCGCGCTACCGCCTGACGGACGACCCGCCGCAAATCGATACCTGCCTCAAGACCAACGCAGACGCCCAGGCGGAAGCGGCGCGGCGCCTGGCGCTGAACAAGGTGCAGCGCACGATTTACGAATTTGATGGAGAACCCGAGATGATGATGCTGGAACTGGGACAGCCCGTAGTACTGCGCGATGATCGCTTTGGCCTGCAGGACGGCGTGCCTGGCGTGGTGGTGCTGCTGTCGCACCAATGGCTGGCCGGGCGCGTGACGGTGGGAGTGCTGGTATGACGGCCATCGGTGGCGCGCGCGATACGCTGCTGCAGGCGACGGCGGAGCGCTTCAGCACCACGGCCGACGGCAAGGCGATCCTGCTGGCTGGCAGCACGCCGGTATTTCGCGTCAATAGCGACGGTGCAGGCGCTCCCGGCGCGATTGCCATCACCGCCAAGCCGGTGAACGTGGTGGGCGATATCGTGTTTTCGGTGTCTGCCGGCACGCAGCTGACGGTCAACGGCAACGTGGCCACGGTCGATTTTGCCACCATGACCACGGATACGGCCCTGGTGCAGGCCACCATCCGCGAATTCGGCGTCGACTACGTCGCCAACTACATGGTCAGTAAGGTTTTTGATGGCGTTGCCGGCGACACTGGCCTGGCCGGCGTGAATACGGGCCAGGCCTTCGCCTACAAGCGTGCGGCTTCCGCGCCTGGTGATTCGCCGGGTGACGTGATCTTTACCTTTGCGACGGCCGCCATCACGACGCCGGCCGGCAATGACTTGGCCAATGGCTGGTCGAAGAATATCCCGGCCGGTACGGCGCCGCTGTACGTACGCGTGGCCGCCGCCAGTTCGCGCAATGCCACGGACAATATCGCCGCCAATGAATGGTCTGCGGCGGTGCAGCTGGCGAAGGACGGCGTTGACGGCGCAGATGGCACGAACACAGCACAGGCTTTCGCCTACAAGCGCGCAGAGGCAGCACCCGGCGACTCGCCCGGCGACGTCGTGTACACCTTCGCCAGCGCGACCATCACCACCCCAGCCGGTGACCCCCTGGCCAACGGCTGGAGCAAGACCATCCCGGCCGGCACGGCGCCGCTGTACGTGCGCATCGCGGCTGCCAGCTCGCGCAATGCCACGGACGCTATCGCTGCCAACGAATGGACGGCGGCCGTGCTGCTGGCCAAGGATGGCACGGCAGGCCAGAACGGCGTGAACGTGGCGCCCGTGCGCATCTATCAGCGCGCCGCCGCCAATGTGGCGCCCGCGCTGCCGAGCGCGGCATGCACCTTCACCTTTGCCACGGGCGCGCTGACGGGGCTGAACAATGGCTGGTCGACCCAAGTGCCGACGGCGGGCGGCGCCTATTTGTTCACATCCGGCGCCACGGCCGCGTCGATCAGTGCCAGCGACGATATTGCGGCCAGTGAATGGGCGGTGGCGTCGCGCATGGCGGCTGATGGTGAAAATGGCGTGGATGGCCTGAACGTAGCGCCGGTGCGCATTTACCAACGCGGCGCCACCGGCATCGCGCCAGCACTGCCGAGCGCGGCATGCACGTTCACGTTTGCCACGGGCGCGCTGACTGGCCTGAACAATGGCTGGTCGACGCAGGTGCCGGCGGCGGGCGGCGCTTATTTGTTCACGTCCGGCGCCACGGCCGCGTCACGCGCGGCGACCGACGATATCGCTCCTGGCGAATGGGCCGCCGCTGCGCGCCTGGCCGCCGACGGCGCCACTGGCCAGCGCGGCACGGTCACGGTGACGGCGCCCGGCTATTCCACTTGGTCGGATGCGTCGGCCGTGTATGAGCTGGGCCACGCAGGCTATGGCGCGCCGATCAACCGTGATGTGGTGACCCTGTACGACGCCACGCATGCGATGACGAAGTATTTTGACAACGGCGCCTGGCTGGTACTGGGCACGGTGCTGAACGGTGGTTTGCTTGTAGATGGCTCGGTGGCGGCAAAGGCGCTGTCGGTGGATGACCTGGCGGCAATCAACGCGAATTTGGGGAGTGTGGTCGCTGGCGATCTATACGGCACTACGCTGCACGGGGGCGTAGGTTACCCCACGAATGCGTATGCGTGGCCTTCCAACGCGGGAAACGGTTTCCACCTGAGTTCCGCAGGTTTGCTGCTCGGGAATTACTCCCTGGGTAAATATATTGAGATGCGCAGTGATGGCTATGTGGACATGCCAGGACTGAAGATAGTCAACGGACAGGCCAGCTACTCGGGGAAACTCTCGGCAGTAACCGGTTCGTTTGGCACCGTGACCATTGCTCCCGGCGGCTCCATTTCCTCGGGGCAGACGGGATTTAACACCGGAAATGGATTCTGGCTGGGCATTGACGCAGGCATTCCCAAATTCAGCCTGGGCCAAGGTGGAGGTGCTGGCATCCGATGGGATGGCAATGATTTATATGTCGTCAATCCAAAAATTGCCAGTTTCGACCTGGTCATTACCCCTGGTGCATCAGGTAACTACTTCACGATGGGGCGCAATACCGTAGACGGTTTTGCCGGCGCTTATACGGCCACGGCGACCAATGGCAGCGGAAGTTTCAGCTATCTATGGCGCCTGGAGGGCAACACCTTTGCCTGGGTGTCGACAAATAATTACACCAATGCACAGGTACTGCCTGGGGTTTCCGGGCGCGGCGTGACTGGCGAATTTGACCTCTACGCCATTTGCACCTGCACCGACACCAATACCGGGCAAACGCAAACCCGGTCGTTCAACTTTATAGTGAATTTCACATGACACAATTTATTGCCGTGGGTGCCGATGGCCGCGTGCTGTATGCGTGCGGCCGCCCAGACCCAGCCGATTTTGTTGGACCGTTGCCACTACCTCCGAATGAGGAAGAGGGGATCGAGTACTTTTCCTGGCAGCAGCCTCTGGCGTTCGGCAGCGCGCCAAGCCCCACTTCGGTATTGCGTTGGAATGGTGTGGCGCCGGCCTGGGTCGAGGATGACAACACCATCGACGCGTGTCGGCAGCGGCGTTGGGCGTTGATCAAAGCGTCGCGGGACGCGGCATTGGCTGGCGGCCTTACGTTTGACGGCTCGCGGTTTGACAGCGACGCCGTGTCGATTGTCCGCATCACGGGCGCGGCCATGCTGGCCATGATGGCTGTTGCTGCAGGCGAGCCGTACAGCGTGACATGGGTGCTGGCCGACAATACCACCCGTACGCTCGATGGACCCGGCACCATGGCGCTGGGCGCGGCGGCCGGCCTGCATGTGCAGCGTATCGTCGACCAAGGCCAGGCAATGCGCGAGCAACTCGATGCAGCCACATCGCACACCGCCATCGAGGCTGTGGTATGGCCGGAGGCGTCGTAAATGGGAAATCTTCGCATCGTCCACGACAACGCCGCCGACCGTGCCGTCTTGAGCGCATCGAGCTGGGTTGGCGCGCTCCGCGCGGCCAACCTGCAGCGTGACAGCAAAAGCGCCGTGTTGAGATCAGCAAGCACCTTGCAGCAGGTCACGGCAACCTGGCCAATCGCCGAAACGCTTGCCTGCGTGGTCTTGACCCCGACCAATTGCACCAGCGGTGCCTATATTCGAGTGAGGGTATGGGTCGCTCCTGGCGACGAGGTGCCGATATTCGATTCCGGCTATGCGCTCGCATGCGCGCCGGCACCGCTTGGATCATTCCCGCTGGGCGTGCTGCCGCTGGGCCATAACGCCTTCCAATGGGGAGGCGTCAACACCTGGGCGCGCGGCGGCGGTGCTGCGGCCGTGCTCTGGTTTCCCAGGGTACGCGGGCGCCAGATGCTGATCGATATCGTCGACGCACAGAATCCACAGGGGTACGTCGAGGCCGGTCGCCTGATTACAGGCGACTACTGGGACCCGGCATACAACGCCGACTATGGCGCTGCGCTGCAGGTGCAGGATAGCAGCGAGCGCTACCGTACTGGCGCAGGGAGCCTCAAAACCCGGCGGGGCACCATGAGCGACAAGATGACGCTGCAGCTCAGCCATATGAGCGCGGCTGATCGCGCCCGATTCATGCGCATCCTGCGCGAAAACGGCGCTGCCCGTCCGCTGCTCGTGAGTCTGTTTCCCGAACATGCCGATCCGCTGCTGGAGCAGGACCACCTGGTCTACGGCCTGCCGACGAATCTTGGCGCCGTCGGCACACCTTATTACGACACCTACGCGGCACCACTTGAAATCGAAGGAATTTAATTATGTTTACACCAGGACAGACCAACTATATTGACGAATTGAACCGCATGCTGGTCGCGTTTAATGCCGGTCCCTACAATGCGCTGCCGTTGACGGGGGGGACGCTGACGGGACGGCTAACGGTAGCGAGCACCCTGGTGCCGGGTATTGTTGAGACGGTGCAGCTTGTGACGAATTCCGGATCGGGCGGTATCTCCGGCTGCGCCATTAAATTTGGTTATCCCAATGCCGGTGCTGGCACGAGAATTGTGGGTGGCGGTGATCCGACAATTGAATACGGCGGCTATACCGCATTTGAAACGGGCATTGGCCCTGGCAACTATCGTGAGGTGGTCCGCATCAATGCACGGGGAGCAATGCTGATCGGATCGGTGGAAGGTGCCGGTGAGGAGCTACTCCGCGTGCGCGGCGCGGCGCGCATTGCCCCGCCAGGAGAGCAGGGGACGTACCTAATGCAGGCGGGAATCGATGGGGCGCAGCCCAGTATGGCGTTGTTTGCAGGCAATGGCGATGGGTTTGGACAGCCTGCATCGGTGATGTATGCCGGTCGGACCAGCATGACGAATCGCAGCATTACCACCCTCGGAACCGTCAATACCATGGGTAACGATTACGCCGAGTACATGATCAAATGCCTCGGCTGCGGCAGTGTCGCCCCAGGGCAGATTATTGGCCTCACCGCTGACAACACAATCACTGACCAGTGGGCAGATGCTGTGATGTTCGCCGTCAAATCGACGGCTCCTTCGTTCGTCGGTGGTGATTCTTGGGCTGGCTGCATCGGCTCGCGCCCAACCCCACAGGCCGGGCTTGTGCCAACACCACCACCGCGCCTGATGGATATGATCGAGAAACGTCCACTTCCTGGCACTAGCCCGACGGAGTATGCGGATGCGGTTGTGCCAGGCGATACCGATGCCGAGTGGGCGCAGAAGCTGGCCGCCTACACTACTGCCTTGGCAGCTCACAGCGCTGCCGTGCAGCAGGATGCCGAGGCTATGGCTGCGTTCGACGCTGCTCTGGAGATCGAGCGCCAGAAGGTCGACCGCATCGCCATTGCCGGCCGCGTGCCGGTGAATGTGCTGGGCGCCCAGCCGGGCGATTACATTGTGCCGGTTCAGGACGGTGTTGGCATCAAGGGTATCCCCGTCCGCCAGGCGGACCTCACCCACTTGCAGTACCTGCAGGCAGTCGGGCGCGTGATCTCGATTGAGTCCGACGGCCGGGCCTATGTGATGGTCAAGGCCGTGTGA